GCCAAGCAGGTTCGAACGTTTGAAGGTGGTTCTCTTCTCAGAGAATCCACCAACCCACCTTTTTACAGGGATGATTTCCGACTTAGGAGATCAACGACGCAGGTATGGGAAACAAGTTCCCCATGGTGCGTTTTACCACCTCTGTATTTGACTGTAGAAACTACGGCCAAGGAACGAAGGTTTCACAGATAGTCCGAATTCGAACGTATCGATCCAAGAAAGGTGATTAGCCTTTGTGGGCCGGTACGGACTCCGTATCATACTTGATACGGCCGTCTCTGGACGTCTATCAGCGAGTGTGAACCATAAAGCCAACGCGGCGGTATGATCATGAGCCATCTCAATTTTCCTTTGCAGGATAGTTGATCTGGGTAGATCGTCTGTAAACAGACGATTTACATCCTCAGGATCATCGCCACCGTGTAGACGATAAGGAACACACTTCGACCATTTCTGATGAAAATCAGATATATCTGAATCGAAACAATACGGAAAACCGTAGGGTGTCGACCAGATGAATAGTCGATTTAAGAGACGGATAAGATCCGTCATCTTAGTCACTGATTCCCTTATATAAAAGGGAGTGATGGGCTTTGAATCATAATAATGTGATCCACAGCTCTCACGAAACAAACCGGTATGGTTTGTTTTCTTTTGGTTGACAATAAAGCCAAACCAAGAGAATACTCGCGAAAGTCGCGGGACAGCCAAGGAAGGACATATAATGTCGTCACCATAGACTGAAATCACACCTCTTATGCCAGAGAAAAAACATACTGTACGTGTTAACGCATAGAATATTAAACTCTCTAACTCAAAGGTGAAACCATTTCCCATTGATGAAAACATCGATAGTTCATGGATTTCATTACTAGGCAAGATAACGTGAGAAGATCTCAGGTCATCTAAGGCAGAAAACCACTCAAACGGTAACAGCTCGAAAACGAGTTGATGTGATATCATATCACTAGCCGATGAGAGGTCAACGGTTGCGCTATTATCAGCTAATGCTGATTGTGCAAGCCGTTGGTTCTTACTTTGATCATTTAGATCTATGCCGACGCGTCTTAGACGTGTTCGGATCATAGAACCTAATTCTCGTTGTAAGAACATATTGATTTCGGGCTCTTTACAAGCCACGCGATCAATCTCTGTCTTCTTAGCCACGGTAAACAACACGGATTCATTTTGAATCACTAAGTCCTGCGAGGAAAGGATGGTCTCTTCGACCAAATCTTTCCAAGGACCGAGTGCTCTTGATGAAACATGTGCTGTACCAGCGTGCTTAAGTATTGCCGCATCGCTGCGACGACGGATCCGAGTTGAGGCGCCATTGGTATGGCTCCCCATCTTAAGGTCTTGTAAAGGACCTAAGATTTCGGAAATGAACGCACGAGCTTTCTTAATAAAAAGATCGCTAGTCGTCCAACCAAAATCCTCTTCTCCTAGGAGAAGGCGGATATTGGTCTTTCCGTTAAGCACTTCTGCAGCGAGCCACTTTGAGACTGCCGCAGTCTGTC